GCCGTAGTTGCCGTACTGACTTGCTCGAATGTTGCCGCCTGCCAGCGCAAGATTGCCTTGGTTGGCAGCATTCGTCATGTTGAGTTGGTTGGCCTGATTGGCGTAACCGGTACCCAGTTCACTCATAACGCCAGCCGAGCGAGGGCCGAGGTTTGCCAAGTTTGCAAGGCGGTTGTAGGCGTTGCTGAACTCTTGTGAGCCGTAATCTTGACCGTATCGAGTCAGTGCTTTACCAGTGGCACCCGACATCAAACCACCTCGGGCGGCAGCGGATCGTTCTACGCCTTTCAACCCCTCGGACAGGCGAAACGCATAACCGGGGTCCATTTGCAAAAACTGCGCAGTGTTGGCACCCGGCTGGTTAAGCGCATTGAGTCGATTGAGCGCGTTTGTGCCGATGTCAAGAAACGGCTTTTGACGACCAATTCCTTCTTCGTACATGCGTTGCTGGAGCGCCAACGCTTCGCGGCTTGATTGCGCCGAAATGTTTGAAGCATCTCTGGTTGCGTCAGCTTGCTTACTGGCAGGACCAAACCCGAATAGGTCTGCCGCTGCATTGATGATGTCACCCATGTTGTTTCTCCAGTCGAATCATTCCGTTTTCGCGGCCAACATCTTTGAAACCAAATCCCCTTGCAAGTCGCAATGATGGAGCGTTGTCTTCATAAATCTTTACCACAATTTTCTCATGCTTTTTTAGCATCGTGTCGAGAAATTCATTAAACACACTTCGAACAAGTCAAACTCGTTACCTTTTGCCAAAAACACGCCGCCATCAAACAGCACAATATCCAAGTTATTCTCAACCCACTTGCGCAATTCTGGTGAGGCTGCAATTCCTCTGCGCTCAAGCAGATAGTCCGCAACCACTTGCCAAACATCATTGGGTAACTTCACGACCACTGACGCGCATGTTGATGGCGCTGGCGGTTCCTGCGATTGTACTGATGAAGCTGCCAGAGTTCAAAACCTGTCCCACCAGTTCAGGGAACGTGTAGACCTCGGACGGCTGAAGCGTCTTGGTCTTGGTGATCAGGTTGCTGTCGCCAGCGGAACCGGCCAAAGTGACCAAGTTGACCGAGATCGTCGCAGCCGTGGCGCTGTAATTGGTCGCCGTGAACTTGTCGATGATGGTGGTCACGTTGGTGGCCGTGTACTGGGTGGTCTGTGTCGCCTCGACCGTTTTAGGTGGGACGATGTTTTTGACGATGACTGTCATTGGATACCTCCGATATTGTTTGACACTGTGAGAATGATGGACGGGATGCCCGGAACAGGTGCTGCCGCAGCAACCGCCAGCAACTGAACACTAAGATCAGAAACCGAGAACATCAACTCAACGTAGTCTCCCGTGTTCAAGTTGAAAAAGTAATTCAGTGACGAGAATATCTCGGCATTGTTACCCTGAATTCTGATCTGGCTGGCGCTGTTAGGCACATCCGTACCATTGAGTCTGAACCAAAAGTAAAACTCAGCCACGCCGCCTGTGGTCTTGTCCAATTGGAACGAGGTGTCAAAATTGTAAATGCCCGGTGTGTCCACGTACACCCTTGATGTTGGGGTGCCGAGATACACACCGTTGCTCAGATCGGTCGTGTTGAACGTAATCGTTGTCGCAGTGTTGATGGTGGTCGCAGTTTGGGTCGTGGTGTCGTAAAACGAACCGTAGCGAGAACGCTCAAACTGACGAGGTGGTGGCGTCAGTTGCAACGCCTCCACCTGCTTCTGCAACTCAGCAATCTGATTCTCAAGGCTTGGTGGCTGCTGCGTCAGGTCGTTGACCTGTTTTTGCAACTCGGCAATCTGGGCCAGCAGCCCGTCCTGCGAAGGGTTGATGTCACCAACCGCCTTGTCGATGATGGCGTTAACCTCATCAACAGTCAGCGTTGGTGGACCCTTTTGCAAGTCACCCAGTGATATGTCGCTCCCGCTGGTCAACTGGTTAAGCGACAGCAGGAACATGTACCACTCACGCGAGACAAAACCTGTCTCCGGGTTCAGAAAAGGAACCCGTGGTTGCGCGATTGGAACGACTGTTGGATTAGGCATTGGTCGGACTCACCATCAGTTCAGCGCCCATGATGGCAATCTTCACGGGGTCGGTGCCCGACACCTCGTAAACGCGATCACGCAGCTTGAGCGTCATGCCCAGCCTGCGCCAGATGGCACGGCGGTAGTACTCACCAATTTTGCCGATGCTGACCCAGTGCTCGTTGGACCATGTGTGCCCGCCATCGTCTGACCAGCGCAGCATGACCTCGGGGTCGCTGCCTTGCCCTAGGTTCAGACCGACACCTGTCTCGCAGTCAAGCTGGAGGCTGTGATGCGCGGTGCGCTTCAAGTTGTTCTTGCCGGTGGGCAGTGCTCTCCACGATCGTAGCCACTTCTGGATGCTGCCGTTGTCCGAGAAGTCGTCCAGATCGAACGAGTAGACGTTGCCGTTCTGGTAATCACCCACCAACACATTGCTGCCGAAAAACGCTTGGCAGTTGCTGCGGTGGCGTGTGAAGTCGCCGTTGGCAAACCCGGCGCGTTCATGCCATGCCTGCGTTGCCACATCGTAGACCCAAGTCGTGTTTGCGCTGGGGAAAATTAGCACGTAGAAGCTGTGACCGTCTTGCTGATATGTGTAGCCGATGGCGTCCGACAGGTCACCGTACTGCTGGATGTGCCACTCAATCGCATGGGTCGAGATGCGCTGGCCGGAGTAGCCGTTGGCCCGGTAGACCATGCCCTGACCACGGGCGTCTTTGCCCAGCCAGAACAGACCGTTGTCCATCTTGGCAATCGAGTAGGCCGCAGCGCAACCCAACTCGTTGAACGCACCTTGAATGCGAGAAAAAGGGAAGTCGGCGTTGCCGCTGTTGTACCAAACCTCGATGGAGTTGGTACCGTAGACCCACAGTTGCCCGTGGTCCACGATGATGCCGACCACGCCGTCAGGAGAGCCTTCGGCGCTGGCAAAGTCAAGTGGGTCAATAAGGGTGCCCTCAAGCAGCGCAGTGACCCAGATTTTCTGGCTGTTTGGCTCGTTGAACACGAAGTAGCCGTCCAAGTAACCCACGGTGACAGCACCGGGGAAATCTGGGTCGGTGATCTGCTGGAACACGTTGGTCAGCGAGTTGTAGATGAACGAGGGGCCGTTGCAAGCGATGAACAACTGGGTGCCGTTGTCGGCCATGCTCACTGACCCGCTGTTGCCCGACACAGTACCTATCAGGGTCACCACGTAGTTTGAGGTGACCTTGTACAGTTGACTGCCGCTGACCACGTACAGGTTGCCTGCCAGCACCCACAGCCCACGAACGGGGCCGGTGCCCACCGTCACTTCCAGCTTGAGGCCGGGGGCGCGGTTCAGGAACGCAGGCTCCTTGCCAGCCTCGGGCACGATCTCGGGGAACAGGTTGACCATGCGGGCATCCGCAGCGTTGACACTGCGGGCCACGTAGGATGAACCGAGGATGGGCGTCTTCATCAGAAGTTACCGGCGTAGATGTTGAACCGCTGACGGTTTGCCACCACTGCGTAGGGCAGGCTCATCACATCGTATGGGTTGTTGATGCGCTTCAAGTTACGCTTGCTTGTCATGGCGATGCGCTGCACCTGTGGGCTTGGCTCCACGCCAAACTCGGGTGCAATCTCCATTGCCAAGTTGTAGGCAAACGCCCGCATGTAACCCGGTGGGAAGAACAACTCGGTTGCCAGTGTGGCAGGCTGCGTCAACTCTTGCACCGAGATGAAGTGCCACTCCAAGACCTGCGTGGGCCGGGGGTATACGTACATCTCCACGTTGGGGAATGTGTTGTTGACAAAGATGACCTGCGGAAAGGTCGATGTCGATGTCTTGACAGCGATGCCGTTGTACTGGTCTTGGTTGATGAACTTGATGCCATACGACACGCCGCTGGGGGCTTTGTAATAGGTGCCGTCATCAAGTTGGATGGGGCGGTTGCCCACAAAGTCACCAGTCGGGCCAAGGGTGCGTTTGATCTCACCAGAGGGCCACGAAAATATCTGATCTTGGGTGCAGAACACGGACAGACGCTCGGTGTTCCAACTGTCGATCATCTGGTTCATTGCAACCAGAGCGTCTTGACTTGTTGCCGCTGACGCCGTTTCACCTTCGGCAAGAATACCAAGCAGCCTGAGTGCTCGGTTGATCTGGTCGCCAGCGGTATAAGCCATTTCAGTTTCCTTCGGATTCGTCGCTTGCCGAAGTCAGAAAAGATGGGACTTCGTTGGGCTGTTCGACAGGTTGTTCGGTCACTTTGCGGGTGTACTTGCGCTTGGGCGCTTCAACTACCGCTTCAGGTGCCACCTCAATGGGCGTGGCAGGATTGTACCGTGTCCAGCCGTTTTTTTCATCTTCGGCGAGTTCGACATCGTTGATGGCGACTTTGGCACCGTGAATGGGGTGTACGAGGGTGACGTTCATTTGGTTCTCCATGTGAAAACGGGGCCGAAGCCCCGTTTTATCAGTTGCTCAAGAATTAAGCAACGCGGTATGCGGTCCAAGCACCATCGCCGGTTTTACGGGCGAGGAAGCGGGCCGATGTATTGGCGCTGACAGCAGCCACACCAACGATGGTCCAGCCAGTGCCGACCACCAAAGTGGCAGCATTGGTGCCGCCGATGTTGATGATACCGAACTCAAATGCCGAGTTCACTTTCTGTGCGCTAGAAACGTCAGCTTCCAGATCAGCCACGGTGGGCAGAGTCAGGTTGACGGCAGCGCCAGTGTATGTGAACAGACCATTCGACAGTTGAGCACCAGTCAAAGTTGCTGCGGCTGTCAGTGCTACGGGAGCGCCTTGAACCGTCAGATTAGCTTCGCCGATGTTGCCGTCACCAATTTGATAACCGCCTGCGCCGTTAGGGAGTGCCATGATAATTTCCTTTCAGAATGATTTTGAAAACAGGGGCCGAAGCCCCCGCCTTGGATTAGCCCCAGATGCGGCAACCCATTTGTGGACGAATAGTGTTGTAGCCATACAACACGTCAACACGGCAAGGCATACGGTCGTTGTTGATGTCGTACTGACGAACAACGCGCAGGCTGATACCGTTGTGAACGGCACGGCTAGCCATGTCAACGCCTTGTGGCAGCAACAAGTCAGCAGTGGCGAACGCGATGGCGTCACGGTGGTACACCATGTTCTGTGGGTAGCTGGTTGAAGCAGCGCCAGTGAACACGACAGCCTTGCCAGTGGCAGGCAGGGACACCATAGTGCACAAGGCGTTACCAGCCGAGTACATAGGAGCCACGGTCACAGTAGCAGTGGTGCTGCTGGTCGAGGAGGCCAATGCCACGAACTGGAACAGCGAACCGGTGGACTCACGAGTCTGTGGGTTGGCAGCGAAACAGTCGGCG